CTCAGGATTTGAGCTGCCAGACCCCTGGTAGTATTGATCTCAAGGGTCATGAACGCCTGCTCAAAGACGCTCCAATGCTGGTGTTTAATACAATAGGATAAAAGACCTGCAACCTTTGGATTTTCCTGGTTAGAGGGGTTGCTGACCCTTGCCACATACCCCATGTGCTTCTCNNATTTTACGATGCCAGATGAACTGACGTGTCCTTGTGAGACCCAATCATGACAACATGATTGAATACTTTCCATGCTGTGCTTGGGTTCCCCATTTTCATGGGTTAGACCACCAAATTTATTGAGAAGGATTGTGTAAACTGTTTGGCGGAGTTCCATCCGCTCTTCGTTGTAGCGCCAATCTTCGGTCATTTCTTGTTCTTAGGTTTGTTACCCCAGAGTTTCGGATTAACCATACCATACATGGTTTCCATTGTCAAGATCTTTCCCCCTAGGGGTTTGAGGAGATCGTAATAGGCGTCAAAGATTTTAGAATTCTTTGGACCTGCAGCATGATCGTGTTTAATAACACCATCAATCTCATATGTAACTAGAACGGCATTGTATGGCCACTCTCTTTTATCGATATTTTCAGGTGTGCAGTCATGAGAAAAAACTACTACGTCATACTTGGAACGCAATAGTTTCTTATCAGATTCAGTCAGGTTGAAATTCATCGATGAGTTGTCTAATTCTGTCTTCACAGAATCCTGGGTTTGAGATGCGGACTCTGTGGTAAGTTTCTCGGGCATGGTGCTTCTCCTCGATGCATTTTTTTATCATATAGATCACTCGTTGTTCGTTAACGATGTTGACCATGTTGTCATTCACTCCATTTAATTTCGGGGAAAGCTTCTTTTACTACGGCAATAGTAATTCTAAATTTTGATTGGAGTAAACCGTCCTTAACGAGACAGACAATTTCTGCTTCGCTTTCATGGAGACCTTCAAGCAATTGAATGAACAGTTGCTCTCGCTTCATACGAGTCAAGGAGTTTGCACCCTTAATAAATCTCCAGAGGTTACGGTACTCTCTTTCAAGAACTGTATGTTCTGTACCAATTGGTGCATCATTTTTTTCATAAGGCACTTCACCTTCTGGAAGATCCGTATTGATATTAGGATCGTAGTTCCATTTCAGAACAGAACGTAGTGCCTGTGAATTATTCTCTTTGAGAATTTTAATCTTTTCAGATTTAGTTTTGGCATTAGATGCCTTTTTAATGACTTCAGAAATCAATAGCTTCATGAGTAATACGAAATTTCGTTTGTGATTATTTAGTCGTCGGCAAAGGGATCAGTATCAAAAGCATCCCGCTGATCAAATTCAACACTAATCAGTTTTGCAACGTGAAATGGAATAGTGTTTCCTTCTTCATCCATCATTTCTGGATGTGGTGTGAATGATACCTCCTCCTCTGTTGTAATTGCTTCTGCAACTTGCTCAACGAATCCTGTGTAATATGCATGGGCGAACCACCCAATCAAAAAACCAATTAGTGTTCCACCAATGGTGATTAGTGTTGAGAACACTAAAACTACTGATAAATCCATTTTGCGTTTCTCCTCGGTGAGTTGAACCTCTGGTTCAGGTTCCTTTAGGTTGGACCGTTTACGCCTCCTCCTTTTAAGCATAAAATCATCACCTCTATTTATTGGTGATTGCTGACTTTCTTTTCTTGTTTTTGGTTCCAGGTTTTCTTCCTGGTTTTCGCTCTTGCTCATACTTCCATGCGTCAGTTAGAATTTTGTAGAGATAGTCCTTAATCTTTCTTGCTTGTGGTTTTGAAAGATGTCCATATGCTTCTTTAGAAATCTTATCTCTACCCTTAAGATATAGTTCTAGTTCTAATACAAGATTAGATACGTTTGCAGCAGTAGAACTTTCAATAAAAGCAGTCACCTCTCTACGAGTGAACTTAGATGCCTTCACATAACTATAAAAATTAAACAGGAACTTTCCGTCGAAGGCAGCATCAATTGATCGTTCAACGAGGGTGTAAAGTTCTTCAGTAGATTCCATTAGATAAGTTTGTTTTCTTGAAAATAGTGCAGCGTGTCTTTGAATCCTCCGATGTGTTTGGTATTAATGGAGATCTGAGGGAACGTAGCACCCTCACCAAACTCAGCGTAGAATTCCCTTTTAGTAAAGTGCTTCTCGTATTTGTACTCAGTGTATTTTACATCTAAATTATCAAATAACATCTTGGCACGTTCGCACCATTGACAATTACTTTTTGAATAGAGAATGACTTCCATGACCTCCGAAGGAATAACTGCTTCTAATTATACCAATAAAAAAAGGGGGTGTCAACCCCCCTTGAGATATTCACTTCAGCGTATCGACCGCTGCGAGTGCTTTTTGTCGAAGTTCCTCAGGGAGAGGAACGTAACCAAGAGCATCTGCCTTGCCCTGTTGGGTGGGAGTCAGCATCCAGCGAAGCATGTCCTTCACATCATCATTCTTCTCATACTCAGGATACGCTAGGATCCAAGTAAGGGAGACAATAGGGTATGCATTGGCACCAGCAGGGTTAGCGTCAGCACCACGGAGCTGATCGTCCAGGACGATCTTTGATAGACCTGCTGCAGATGTTTCAGCATTTGCTTTGACATAGTTACCTGCCTTGTTTTGAAGTGCAACCTGTTGGAATCTATCACCAGTTACATAACCATAGTTCAAATAACCGATAGCACCTTCAGTGTTCTTGATAGCACCAGCAACACCAGAGTTACCTTTGCCACCAATACCAACTGGCCACATGACTGATTTACCAACACCAACACTCTTTTTCCATTCAGGAGAGAATGCTGCCAGGGAGTTAGTGAAACCTTTGGTGGTGCCACTGCCATCAGAACGATGAACAGTCAAGATGTTCTTGTCAGCACAACCAAACTCAGACCAGTTAGTGATCTTACCAAGGAAGACATCAGCAAGTTGTGTCTGTGTCATCTTGGCATCACAACCAGGATAGTTATAGGCAGGAACGATGGCACCACCAGTCATAGGAATGTGGACCATAGGCAGTTTCTGCTTAGCATCTGACACAGCACCATCACTGGCACCGAAGTCAACGGTCTTAGCAGTAAACTGACGGACACCNNNACACCAGCACCACTACCAACTGCTTGGTAGTTTACTTTGTTACCAGTTGCCTGAGCAAGGTCACCCAAGACAGAATTATAATAAGGAGCAGGGAATGTAGCACCAGCACCATTCAATTTGTAAGGTGCCTTAGCACTCTCAGTGGAACCACATGCTACCACCAGGGGTGCTGCCATGACGGCAGCAGCGATTGCTTTGAGTTTCATTCTCCTTTACCTCAGAACTTATACTTGGTGCCGACTTCAACCTTCCAATCACGAGTGTCATCACTGTCTTGGAAGATGTTCTCCCACTTACCATAAGCAGAGAACTTATCAGTCACCTTCAGTTTTGTACCAACTTCCAGTGCTTTGAATGTATCATTATCACCACCATCAGGAACAGAAACACCCAGACCACCTTCAATATAAGGGGTAGCACGACCAAGTTTCCACTCGTAACCAACACGTCCTTGGTGGACTGCCTTAGAGTAGTCCTCGTCAGTCCCTTTAAATTCGTGCTTCGATTCTACATAAGGACCAGCGAATGCAGGTGTCGCCAGGGCAGACAATGCCAGTGCGGCAAGTGCAGTAGATTTCATGAGTTTTTTTAAGTAAAGAACAGAGTTTGTCGTAATGACCTAGGTATCATACCATAGGTCTTTCAGATTGTCTTTAAGATCAAGTTAACTTGATTTGACGATGGACAAACCTTAATATATTGCAGAGATTAACCCAAATTTAAACATAAAAAAAGACCCCCGTTAGGAGGTCCTGATTTTTAGGAAAAGATCAGAAGGAATACTTCAGACCCACCTTGGTTCCATAACCACGGTCAACGTCAGCATCACCAGAACCAACGAAGGAGACCTCACCGTATGCACCCAGAGAGTCACTCAGAGCAACACCAAGACCTGCCTTACCTGAAGGAACGGTGTCAGAAGCACCGCCGTCAGGAGAGACGACAGAAGCACCGATCTGAACGTAGTACGAAGCAGCGTCACCAAGAGCATCTTCATAACCTACGTGGAGGTCAGTCGTCGTACCAGTGTAATCGGATCCAGTGAAACCTGAGTTCGCCTCTACGTTCAAGTAGGGACCTGCCAGGGCAGCACCAGGAGCAGCAAAAGCAACAGCTGCAGCGGAAGCAGCGAAAGCAGTTTTAATCATTGTGTTTGAATTCCTTAAGTAAAGTACAGTCAACTGTCACATGTGACAGTTGTAATATATGTATACAAAATATACATTTAGTCAGGTGTGGATAACCTGACAACGGAAGAGGTGGGATTTGAACCCACGAACGCTGTTAACGTTGCTGGTTTTCAAGACCAGTGCCATCA